CAGTCCGTATTGACCGCGCCAAGCGTTGGAAGCGCAGCCTTATTAACGTCGTTCAAGCGCACGAACTGACAGTTATTGAGCAGGTCAAGCCAGACATTGAGTCCGTTTCTGTCTTTGATATTTATCCAGACCCCTATGCAACGTGCAACGAAGACCTTCATGGTTTATTCCGCCGCCACGTTCTTACCCGCCGCCAGTTCCGCGACCTGCGTGACATGGAAGGCATGGACGGGGAGGCGATTGAGCAAATCCTAGAAGATAGCCCACGCGGTAACTACGTCGAAGAAGACCACGAGCGCGTCCGCCGCGAAGCTGCAAACATTCGCTTGCAAGCTGGCCCTAACAATCGCTTTGATGTGCTGGAGTATTGGGGATCGATCAATGGCAAAGACCTTATCGACGCCAACGTAGAGCTTCCAAAAGACTCTGACGACTGTGACGAGTACGAAGCTAACGTGTGGATTTGTGCAGGGCGTGTCATTCGTGCAACACTTAACCCAATTCCAGACGGACGCATCCCGTACAACTGCTTCCCTTACGAGCGTAACCCGCACCAGTTTTGGGGAACCGGCGTACCAGCAATGATGCGTGACTCTCAGTCGACCATGAACGCTGCGACCCGCATTTTCATCGACAACATGGCGATTGCATCTGGTCCTATGGTGGAGGTCAATACAGACTTCCTAGAGGCCGGAGAAGACCCACGGGACATTCACCCTTGGAAAGTCTTCTTGCGTAGTGGCGGCGATCCTAACGCGCCTGCTGTGCGTTTTAACCAGCCGGTTGCCAATGCCAGCGGTTTGACCAGCATTATCGAGATGTTCCGCCGCTTTGCGGACGAGACTACGTCTTTGCCGTCATACACTCACGGTGAGACCGCGCAGTCGCTCAATAAGACCGCAACGGGCATGTCCATCCTGATGGGCAACGCCAACATTGCGCTTAAGTCTACTTTGAAGAACGTAGACGACTTTTTAATAGTTCCCATGATTAAGTCACTATACCACTGGAATATGGAGTGGAATGACAACGAAAAAGCAAAAGGGGATCTAAATATCGTAGCTCGCGGATCAACTTCACTTATTCAACGTGAAGTAAGATCACAGAGATTACTGCAATTTCTATCATTAATAAGCAATCCTATGGATATTGCTATTGTAAAACGTAGGGAATTACTTACGGAGATTGCAAAGAGTATGGATATTAATCCAGAAGATGTGCTAAAGACTGACAAGGAACTTGAAATTGAAGCGCAGGCACAACAGCAGCAGATGCTCGCCCAAGGCGGCGCAGGCGGTGAGTTACCTGCAGGCGCAGCCCCAATGGAAGGAATTGATGATCTTTCTAACGGAGCGGCTGGAGGCTTGCAGGGACAAATTGGAGATCGTTCCGGACCACAAATTTGATCAGGGAAGAGCGGCAGAACTGCGCTTCTTTCTTGAACTAGAAGATACCGCGCAAGCGGTTTTGAGCCAGAAGACGACCTCTTAAAGAGATACCCGTCTTCTAAATAAACCAGCGGACACTCCTGCAGCGGACCCGCAAACATTGGTGAGATATGAAAGTAGACCCTGAGAAGCTTGAGCAAGAAGCCGACGAACTTTTGAAGCAGATGATGGAGCAGAACGCGGAACCGGCACAGCCCGACACCCCACCGTGGCCTCAAGATGCAGATAACACCCCCGCAGAACCAGCGGACACAGTGGAAGACGGCGAAGAAATGGTTCCACAGGAGGAAGATCGCGGCGATCCAGACCCTGATGACGGCGATGATGACCGGCAAAAGCTGGAACGATTGTCCGAAGAACGTGTCAAGAATGCTCAGTCTCGAATGACAAAAGCGACGCAAGAAGCGGCGGATTTGCGCAAAGAATTAATGGCGCTACGTCAGCAGAATGCGGAGCTAGGGACGCAGTTAGTCGAAGTTAGCGTCGAGAAAAAGGCTATTAACGAAAAGCTAGAGAACCTCCGTGAGGAATATCCAGACTTTTCGCCGGTTTTCGACGAGATACGCGACTTAAAAGCTGAACTAAAACAGTACAAAGACCAAGATTTAACGAATAAAAGTCAAAGCACTATTAACGTGCATTTGGAAACTATTCGCGGGTCGCACCCTGATATGGACGATATTGTCGCATCAGATGACTTTGCCGGATGGTTAGATCGTCAGTCGCCTGTATGGCAGCGTGTAGCCCAAGACGGCAGCGCACCGGAGGTGGTTGAGCTTTTCAGTCGTTATAAAGAGGTCTTTGATACACAGCCGCAACAGCCGGTTTCTAAGGTGGACAGAGCGCGGAAGGTTGCAGAACCAACGCTCCCTAAAGCCCGAAGACCGGACCCTAGTTCGGGTAAGCGTATTTGGACGCGAGAAGAGATCACCCGCATGCCTAACGATGAATTCGAAAAGCGTTCGGGAGAGATTGATCAAGCGTACATAGATGGGCGTATCCGGTAATTTAACACTGTTGTAAAAAGGTCAAATTGACATGCCTGCATTTCCTACCGCTGGAGGCACCTCCGCTGCAAACTTCATTCCTGAGATTTTCTCAAAGAAGCTTCAAGCGAAGTTCTACGCCTCATCCGTCCTGCCATCGATTTCAAACACCGACTATGAAGGTGAAATCTCTGGACAGGGCAACAAAGTAAACATCCGCACCGTTCCCAGCGTCACTGTAGCCGATTATACTGGTTCAGTTTCGTATGCTGATGTAACCACGCAGATCGTCGAACTGAACATCGACAAAGCGAAGTCGTATGCCTTCAAGGTAGACGACATCGTTAAGGTTCAGGGCGACATTGCGTTCCAGAACGAAGCCGCCAAGGATGCCGCAGAGCAGATGCGCATTGCCGTCGACACCGACGTGCTTGCTAACATCCCAACTGCAGCAACAACCATCTTGGACAAAGCTTCGGTGACGCCAGAAACCATTCTTGGTCACGTTCTTGAGGCAGCACGCAAGTTGGACGAATTGAACATTCCGGATTCGGATCGTTTTCTCGTTCTCTCGCCGCTGTACATCGAGATGTTGAAAAAGTCTGACCTCAAGCTTGCTTACTTGACCGGCGACTCAGCTTCACCGCTGCGTAACGGTAAGGTTGGCAACATAGATCGCTTCACGATCTATCAGTCGAACTTGTTGGCAATTGGTTCCGGCGGCGACGCTGGCAAGACGTTTGCTCTTGCTGGTCACCCGAAGGCAACCTGCTTTGCTTCGCAGTTCGTGAAGACTGAATCGGTTCGGCTTGAGTCAACCTTTGGCGACGGTATCCGTGGTCTGAAGGTATATGGCTATAAGGTCGTTGTTCCTAACGCCCTTGTTACCTTGAAACTTAAGGTATCTGCCTAATTAGATTGGGGCGGGGGAAACCCCGCCCCTCTCTTCATAGGTGAGGGCGGGGACTAATCCCGCTCTCTACTCTGCAGAGAAACGAGAGACGCATGAACAGGCCCGTTGAAGACATGAATAAGGACGAACTGGAAGCCTTTGCTCGTAAAGAGTATGGCTACGAGATCGACAAGCGTCGTCGTCTGGATGACTTGATTGAGCACATGAAGGTGCTTGCTACCCGTAAAGAAACACCTGTCGAAGAAAAGCCCCTTGGTGAGCGTACCCCAAAAAGAGTGCGTCACTTGACTACAGGTATGGAATGGGATTGGAATCCACTGTATAGGGGTAATCAGGATTTAGAAGTTATTGAGTGGGGTTGAGTAGATGGCAACAACTAAAGCTGTAGACCTGATTAATCGGGTAAGCGTTACTCTCCAAGACCCAACCTTTGTTCGTTGGACGCAGAGCGAGCTTCTTAATTACTTGAATGACGCACAGCGGCAGATTGTTTTATTCCGCCCTGACGCCAAAGCCGTCAACACAGCCTTTGTCTGCGCTGCCAGTGCCAAGCAGGCGTTGCCAGCAGACGGCCTGCGCCTAATCAATGTTCTGCGCAATACCAGTGGCAAAGCCATTACACGGGTTGAGCGCAGCATCTTGGACGTTCAGCTTCCGAATTGGTATGAAACTGCAGTAGGAGCTGATGGCGTTAAGCATTACGTCTACGACGCGCTCGACCCTAAGAACTTTTACGTATTTCCAAAGCCAGCCGCAGCGGCCTCTATTGAGATTGTTTATGCGATGTCGCCCGTTGATATCGCCGTCAACAATTTCACGACGGATACGCAGGTTATTGGCATTGACGATGTTTACGCCAACGCAATCATGGATTACATGATGTACCGCGCCTACCAGAAGGACAGCGAGTTTGCAAACATCAACCGCTCCGGCGTGTACTTTCAGTCGTTCTCGACATCGATTGGGATCAAGTCTCAGGCAGATGGCGGACTACTAGAGAGCATGGTGGCTCAACAACCACGGCGTAATAACCAGTGAAGTACACCGATCTCTTAGTCTACGTCCTGACAGAGGTTCCTTCCTGCCCTGAGTTTACCGCTGAAAGGGCAATCAGAGACACCTGCATAGACTTCTGTGCGCGTACTGACTTGTACCGTGCAGAGCCTCAGACGCTTATCGTGTCGGCAGGGATTACAGAGTATGAGATTGACGCTCCTACGGGAACTGAACCTAACCACGTTACGGGTGTGTACCGCGCTGGTACGGCTCTGACAGCCGTTACGTATGAAGACTGCTTCATGCGCATTGAGTTATCGGATCGTAACGCCCCTAAGTATTTCACACAGTACGACAACAAGAACATCATGTTGGGGCCAAAGCCGCTTGCGCGTGAAACACTTAAGATTCTTTACACATTGAAGCCCACGCAGGTTTCTACCTCCATTCCAGACACCATTGGCTTGGAGCACCGCGAGACACTGGTCTCTGGAGCTTTATTCCGCCTTCAGATGATGGGTGGGCAACCGTGGATGGACGGCGCTGCAGCCGGAGCAAACCGCCAGCTTTATGAGCGCGGTGTGGTCATGGCAATGCGCCAAGCTAAGTACGGCCATAGCGGCGCTTCCTTAAGCGTAACTCCAAGGGAATTCATTTAATGGCTTACTCTGAAACCATCTATCTCGTTCAGGGCGATACGCTGCCGCAGCTTAAGATCACTGTGCGTGACCGGAACACTGCCGTTGCAGGCCAGACACTTGATCCTGATAACCAAAGCACATGGGCGTTGGTTAACCTCACCGGCTCTACGGTACGCCTTCGCGTGCGTGAGGTTGGCGGAACTACTATTAAACAGACACTTGTTGGCACGAATACCAACCCATCAGTTGGTGAGGTCGTGTTTGTGTTTGATTCAACTACGCTCAATACGGCTGGCGTATTTGAAGGCGAGATTGAATACACGTCTTCAGCCGGTGGCGTGCAGACCGTGTATGAGCTCATTAAGCTTCAGGTGCGCGAGCAGTTCACGTAAGGAGTAACCAATGGCGCATGCCGGTGAAACTGACAACGTTGATGCCGTCCAGATGTCGGCAACACTCAAGTACGTGGAGCCGTCAGCCACTGCGGAGTACGTTGAGCTTAAAGCAGAGGCTCGTTACAATCTACTAGCGTCCACAAGCAAGTATGTGACCCTAGCTGCGCAGGGTTTTTACACCCGACTTTCTGGTGGTCTGTCGTACATTAACCCAAAAGCTATTGCCCAACTTGGCAAATACATTGTCTTTCTTGTTGTTGCTGAGGCAACGCAGGCCGTTGATCAAATAGTGCGGTTCTTTGGCAAAGGCATGTCAGACACTGCGTCCGCTAATGATGCTGCACAGAAATCATTCAGCACTTCGCGTAGTGACGCGGCAACCACTGCTGACACCCTGTTCCGCCAAACAGGTAAGGTACGCGCTGACGGCGTTACCGGCACAGATGCAGCAATAAAAACTGCCAGCAAGGTTCAAACAGAAATCCTGTCTGCGTCTGACTTCTCAACTAAATTACTTGAGAAGCTGCAAAGCAATGCAGTTTCGACAACGGACGCTTTGTTGAAGACGATGGTGTTTTCGCGGTCCTTGTCTGAATCTTCGAGTGCTGCAGACCTTATTACGAAGACGTTTGGCAGGGGTCTTGGAGACCTTGCCTCCACAACGGACTTTACAAACACTTTGTTCCAGAAAGAGCGAACAGACCAAGCCGCTGCCACCGACATAAGTTTTCGCACAACAGGGAAGAACCTTAACGACGTTGCTACAACGGTTGATTCCAGAGAAATCAGTCTAAGTCGATCCCTAGCTGATGCCGGTCTTGCAGTGGATTTTGCGGAAAAGCTCTTTGAGAAAAGCCCCATAGACGCTGCGCAAGCAAGTGATGTTCGCACGCGCTCATTTGGTAAGGTGCTGTCTGATCTAGCCTATGCAACAGATGACGTTAACGGCGCGTCTGCTGATGATGACCAGACAATGCAGTTCTTTAAATTAATTAATGAAACAGCTTTTTCTTCAGAGATCATCTTGATTGTATCAAGTTACTCTAGAGTGTATAGCGATTCATCTTATGTGCTGGATGTATCTGAAAAACTATTTAGTAAATTGCGTACAGATCATACGGTGACATCTGACTCTGGCTTTGTTAAAAGCCAAGGGTACTGCGATATTGATTACTTCATGGAGGATTACGTAGGCTCCACAAGAACATTCTGAGGTTAAACATGAACACGAACGAAATGATTAAGGCCACTGGCCGATTAAATATCCAAGTTATTGGTCCTGATGGCATGATCAAAGATGAGCAGGCTGTAGACAACTTGGTTGTCACCGTTGGTCTGAATTTCATTGCAAGCCGCATTCGCGACGCAAGTGCGGCAGTCATGTCACACATGGCGGTTGGTTCTGGCAGCGCCGCTGCGGCAGCTAACAACACAGCCCTTGGCACTGAGCTTGGCCGTGTCGCACTGACCTCTTCTACCGCCACCAATAGTTCTGTTGCATTTGTTGCTACGTTTGGCGCGGGTGTCGGCACTGGTGCTGTTACAGAAGCTGGCCTCTTCAACGCAACACCGGCTGGCACCATGCTTTGCCGCACTGTCTTTGGCGTTGTGAACAAAGAAGCTGCAGACACAATGGTGATCACTTGGACTGTGACCATCGGCGCTGCTTAATTTTATTGTTGAGGCGAGTTTAAATGGCAACGATTGTAACACGCGCCGCTAAAGGCTCGCCTCTTACTAACAATGAAGTTGATACTAATTTTACCAATCTAAATACGGAGTTGGGGACGAAGGCTAATACTTCGTCTCTGGCAACCGTAGCCACCACTGGCGCGTATAGCGATCTTACCGGCAAGCCAACCAACGTCTCATCGTTTACCAACGACAGCGCCTACATTACGTCGGCTGCATTAACTACATACCAGCCGCTTGATGGCGATCTCACTGCAATTGCTGCGCTGGCTGGCACAACCGGCTTCGTCAAGAAGACAGCGGCTAACACCTACGCACTGGACACATCAAGCTACCTCACCGGCATCACTTCCGGCGATGTTACAACGGCTCTTGGTTTTACACCGTACAATGCAACGAACCCAAGCGGCTTCACATCTAACATCGGCACAGTTACCAGCGTCAACTTGACGGCAGGCACGGGCGTAAGCGTCTCTGGCGGACCAATAACGGCATCTGGCGCTATCACCGTCACCAATACGGCCCCAGACCAAGTCGTTGCCCTAACAGGCGCAGGCGCTACGGTTGTGACGGGCACGTATCCAAACTTCACGATCACTTCGCCTACGAGTGGTGCTGGCACCGTAACTAGCGTCGACGTTAGCGGTGGCAGCACGGGTCTGACAACCTCTGGCGGTCCAGTTACCAGCAGCGGGACGATCACGCTTGCAGGTACACTTGGCGTAGCCAACGGCGGCATGGGCGCAACGACACTCACCTCTGGCTATCTGCTTAAGGGTAATGGCACATCTGCTGTCAGCGCGTCTGTGGTGTACGACACGGGCACGAACGTCGGAATCGGCACTGTTTCACCAGCAAGTAAGCTAGATGTTGTAACTGGCGTTGTAGGCCAAATCTTTACGTTTCGCGGCGCAGGCACGGCCTCTGGCTTTGCTTCTGGTGTTTTGGCAGGCGCTAACGCATTAGAACTTACAACCGCCGGTACTGGTGGCGTTCAGGCAACTCGGATGATTTTTCGTGGCTCGGCTGACGCTGCCGACATTGAATTTTATCGCGGCGCACGCGGTTCTGAAACGCTTTCGATGTTTATCGAAGGTGATAACGGTAACGTTGGACTTGGTACAATAACGCCAAGCGCAAACTTGGAAGCCTTTGGGGTAGATGCTTCAATCATTACCCACCACAGCGGACAATCCCGTGGGGGCATAGCCGCACTTTCCGGCGCACGCATTGCGCTCACTACTACATCAAGCAACGATGATCTTGTATTCGGCTACGCAGCATCGCCAATTACGTCCGCTAGTTTTGTACCCCGCATGACGATTGATAATGGCAGCGGCATTATCACAGCGGCAACTGCTTTTAATGCGCCGGTCTTCAACGACAGCGTCAATTCCGCCTATTACGTTGATCCTGCCAGCGGCACAGTGCTTAACAGGCTTGTGTCAATAACAGGTGCGGGTAACAATAACGGCGGCAACTTGCAGCTTGGTGACAAGGACGTAAACACGGCCAAATGGTCTGTGATGACAGGGGGGCATTACAGCGGAACCTCAGAACCAAAGGGCGTTATGCTTATTGGTTCTTATTCGGCTTCGGGGGTTAACCAAGTCAGCATTGGTGGAAACGTCTACGAAGCCAACCCTGCAACGCAAATTGTGTTTTATACTGCAACCACTGCCACGCACGCAACAGGCGGAACAAGTCGCCTAAGTATTGACGGCAATGGCGTTGTGACCGCCAGCGTTGATCTCCGCGCACCTATTTTCTACGACAGCAACAACACGGCCTATTACGTTGACCCCGCCAGCACATCACGCCTTGCCAACACCCTTATAGGGGGTAATGAGGCGCTTATTTATGAAAGCACGACAAATGCTTTAGGCATCCGCACTGGCGCAACTGGCGCATATAAATACTTCAACTTTGATGCCAACGGTAACCTTTTTGCCAGCAATGGTAGTGTCCGCGCTCCCATCTTCTACGACAGCGACAACACTGCCCGCTACTTAGACCCTGCGTCCACCAGTGTTGTTAACACCGTCGAAGCTTACTACGGTAATGGATTTAGATCGTTTGTCGCAGGGTCGGCAAGTATAGCAAGTAGTATTTATTTCGCTGACGCAGGCAACACTCGTGCGTGGAACTGGCAGCTTGATGAAAATAACCGTGCTGCGCTTTGGGGATATAATGGTTCAGGCTGGTCAAAAACCCTAGGGGTTTCATTTAATGGAGCGGGTGTCTTCCTTCGCAACAGCAGTGGCACAGACATCTTAGCCTTTAGCGCATCCACCTTTGGATATTCTTCCGCCTACCGCACACTCATTCTTGGCGACCAAGCCAGCACTACCGTCTGCATTGGCGTTGACCCTGTTGGTAACCCAAGTGGGAGCTTTACTGGCACTGGTTCTGGCGTTGAAGTAATGTTTAAGAATGGCGCATATTTTATATCACCTAACAGCGCCAATAACTCATATAACAACTATCTGCGCCTTATTGACGGGTATGTGCAGTTCACCAATAGCGCCCGTGCGCCTATATTCTACGATAGTGACAACACTGGTTATTATTTCGACGGCGCAGGAACGACGTCTGCGAATATCGTCAATATCATCGGCGGCCTTGGTGTCTCTGACAGCAATAACGACCCTTACGGCAAGGTGGCGGTCACACGCGCAACCGGAAGCAACTTTACCTACTATGGCCTGACGCGCAGCGGACAGATGGTCTATGGCATGGGCATCGACACTTCCAACAACTATTGGATCGGCAACAGCACGGCTGGTGCTGATGGCGTGCGCTCTGGAACCCCATATCTGAGCCTAAATACCTCTGGGCAAATCACGGCGTCAGGCGACTTCCGTGCCCCGATTTTCTACGACAGCAACAACGCTGCTTATTACATTGACCCTAACGAAATTTCAAGAACACACAGGATGGGGGCTAACTACTTTGAGACAAATAACGATGTGAGTGTTGACACGCCGTTTGGTCTTTATTTTAACGGTGGCCTTTCGCAATCATACGGTATTTTCCGCGAAAGCGGCGCATGGTCGCATCCCTACCCTGACCTACGCATAGCCTTCCATACTGGCATAAAAATGGGCGCAGAAGCTGGTTATGGGGGTATGCGCTTTTATAGCAACAGTGACATGGTCACGCAGGTTATGTCTATTAACAACAGTGCTGATGCGCTTGGCGCTGGCAATGTTTTTGTAAACAATGCCTTACAAGCTGGTGGCAGTCTTCGCGCACCTA